TATATGTTTTAAATGTAATGATTGTAGTTTTGAGTTTACAGAAACTCATTAAATAAAATAAATATTTTAATAAATAATAGTTAACAAACATTTAGTAATGTTAATTTAGGTAATAAAAAATAATAATAAATAATTTTATGGAGGATTTAACAAATGAAAGATTACAAAGTAGACAGTTCAATCAAAATCAAAGGTGAAGTAGTAGAGAAAACAGTTAGAAGAGGAAAGGAAGGGACATCTGAAGAGTATTTATCTATGGTTTTAAAAGTCCAAGTAGAAGAAGCACAACACACTGCACAATTCATGTCTTTTAAGTATAAGAATATAAACAAACAAAGAGTGATGTCAGAAGATAATATATCTGGGTTATGGAAGGGTCATGATAAAAATGCTAGAGGGTTAATAGGTTCAGCAGATGATGGAAATGAATCAGGTAAAGGAAGTTTAGTTGAAATAAAAGGTTCCTTAGAGCACAACATGTATATTCCAAATGGACAAAGTGAAATTCAAGAAGGGTTAAAATTAAAAGGGACATTTTGTAAACAAATAACAGACGTATCAAAATATAAGCCTTGTGCAATATGGGACAGTCCAATGCACATAGTTAAATTAGAGGAAGATGTAAAAGATGAATTAGGAGAACTTTATACAAAAGTAGTAGGTATAATCTATGATTATAAGCCACATCAATTAGAATTTAGGGTATATGGTGAAGGAAGAAGACAAGGTTTTGCTAATAATTATTCAGAAGGTGATGTGGACAGTCTTGAGGGAGATATAGTTTGTGATGTAGACACTGTAAAAACAGATACTAATAATATGGCTGATTGGGAGGTTAGTATGGAAGAATCTGCATCTTCAAAGACTAGAGTTAGAAGATGTTTAACAATAAATAAAAAAACTGGAACAATAATAGATGCAACTGATGAAGACCATCCACTAAGTGAGGAGCAAGTGGCTGAACACAAGAAAACAATAAATAAATTTAGAGCAGATGTAATATCAAAACATGAAGAAAAAGAAGCAAAAGATAAGGTTAAAAATAATACTTCAAACAAATCTGTTGACCCAAATGTAGGTAATCCAGAGGAGATCCCTTTTTAATAGTTAACACACATTGAGCACAAAATATCTAGCAGTGTAGTAGTTTACCACTCACTGCTAGAAATAGATAGACAATAGGAGAAAAGAATGAAAGTAACACTAATAAATAAAGAAGAAGTAAAAGATTTTATAAAAAAACATGGATATAGAGCATGTATTTGTTACAACACAGATACGAAGTTTGCAAAACATGTTGGTAAATCAGTATTGGAGTCAAATCATATGTCTGGAAGTAGGGGGATTTATTTTGATTTCTTATTTGAAGATGTTCCACGCTCTTTAGTAGACCAAAGTGTAAGACATGAAGTAGGGAGTTATAAGAATGTACAATCATTTAGATATGTTAAGATGAATGATTTTAAATATTATACTAGCCCTCTAATAAAAAAATATCCTGAGATAGAAAAGTTATATGACCAAACAATGGATGTAATTAAGAACAATTACACCCAAATTGTCAATATGCTTGAAGAAAAAGGTCATAAAGGTGAGAAAGCAAACCAGTCTGCTAGAGGTATCTTACCAATGAATACTAACACAAAGTTTATACAAGGTTTTACAGCAGAAGCATTGTTTAATTTTATGAATAAAAGACTTTGTGTGAGAGCTGAGTTAATCATAAGGGAAATTGCAGAAATGATGAAAAAAGAAGTTTTATCAATCTTACCTGAGTTTGAACAGTACTTAGTACCTGAGTGTGACAAGTTGTTATATTGCAATGAAGGAAAGTATTGCTGTGGAAAACATCTTACTAAAGATAATATGCAAGAACTGCTTAATTCACCATTAGTTAAAGAAGAGTTACGAAAACAAAATAATATATAAACAAAAGGAGAATAGAATACATGATAGATTTATTAAACTTAGAACCGAATAAAGTAAGTACGAATATAGACACTCAGAATTATTTAATTGCAGGACTTCCTAAAACTGGAAAAACAACACTGTGCCATAGGTTGTTTGGTGAAAAAATGTTATTACTTGGATTTGAGCAAGGGTATCACTTAATATCTAATATACAGGCTGTTCCAATTAAGTCTTATTCTGAGCTTAGAAAAGTAGTTAAGCAATTAAAAGATGAGAAAGTTAAAGAAAAGTACTCTATAATATGTTTTGATACCGTAGACTTATTTCATCTAATGATGGAAAAATATTTGTGTTCGCAACATGGAGCAGATGATATAGGAGGATGCGGAGCAATGGGTAAGGGGTATACATTGTTAGACAATCTTGTTCAATCATCATTACTTGAAATATCTAACTTAGGTTATAAAATGGTATTTATATCTCATGCAGAAATGATTAAAGAATCCATAAAAACACCTAATGGAATGATTGAGATAGAAAAAATATATCCTTCTATAAGTAAACAATCAAAAAGAACTTATAAGATAATATCTAAGTTTGTAGACCATACATTTACCCTAACAAATGAATTAGATGAGAACGGTTTAGATGTAAGAAAACTGTATACTAGAAATGATAGATATGCGTTTGCTGGAACTAGACTCACACACCTTCCTAGTGTTTTACCGCTTGATGCTGAGTTAATAAAAAAAGAAATAAAAACAGCCCTTGAAAAAGAAGAGAACACAACAGAGGAAAAGACAACAATAGACTACTCTGTTGAAGAGCTAGATTTTGAAAAAGTAAAATCAGAGTTGATAAAGTTAGTAACAGAAAAGTTTAAGCCAAACAACAAATTAGATGTAGTTAAAACTATAATAGAGAAACACTTAGGAGCAGGGGCAACAGTTAACGATGCCACACCTACTCAAGTTGAAGGACTTAATGCCGTTCTTATAGAGCTTGAAGGAACAATAAGTTAGAAAATAGTTAACACATATTAAGCATAAATAAGGCTAGACATTAGGTTCTAGTCTTATTTTTAACTATTACATCGGAGGGATTATTTGTAAATGAGATTCGAAAAGAAACACAAAAAGAAAGTTAAGTGTAAAAGATGTGGAGAGTCAAAAGAAGTAATTAAGGACACTTTAAAAAACGTCAATATATGTGAAGATTGTTTAGACAATTATAAAAAAGCTCAGATTACTTGTTCTCATTGTCATACTAAATTTAAAAGAGGAGAATCTTGGTATGAAGAAGATTTAGCGACTCCGAATCTAGATTTTTGTTCAGAAACATGCCATAGAAACTATTACATAGACACAAAAGAACGAGACAAGATGGACTTGTGGTTAAAAGATCATTTTAAAGTGAAGAAATTACCAATTCTTATATATCAACAAATGAATGATTTTAAAAATAAAAAAGATATTTCCTATACGTGGTGTTTTGCGACATTAAGATACATGGTAGATATTAAAAGTATTTCACTTAGAGAAGGCTCTATTGCACTAGTCCCATATTACTATGATGAATGTAAAAAATATGCTATGGAATTAAATCGTATTAAGAAAATGGCTGAAGATGGAGACAGAGCTATGTCTGAGTATACAAATCATTTAGTAATTATACCAAATTACAATATTAATAAGGTAAGAGATGCACATATAAGTAAAAATACAATTATAGAGGATGACCTAGAGGGGGTTATGGATTGGTAGATAAGGCTTCACTAGCTGTAGAAGAAGATATGGCACAAGTATTAGGTGGGTTACTTTTAAACCCAGAGTTATTATATGACTCAAACTATCCTCTTGCAGTAGGCGATTTTGTAAGAGATTACGGATTAGTTTTTGGTGCTATTAGTAATTTAATAAGACAAGGTATGCGAGATTTTGACGATATGATTATCGCAGAATATATTTTAAAATATTTTGCAAAGTGGTCAGATATATATTCTGAGCTACATCCAGAACAAGACTTTGTAGAAGAATTAAAAAAGAATTGTAAATTATATAATTTTGATTACCACTACAATAATGTGAAAAAAATGACTTTTCTAAGAGATTTGAACGATGAAGGTTTTGATATTACACGTTTTTATGATGTGTCAAAGGTAGATGAGACACTTAATGCTCAATTCGAAAAAAAGTCATTAGATGAAATAATAAGTGAGTTTAACTTAATCGCTAATAGTATAAATGGAAAATGGGTAAATGAGACTACTGAACAAGAATGTTTTTCATCAGAAACAGTGACAGATGAAGAATTGGACGAAGCCATTGAAGGAGAGGTAGAAGTAGGACACAAGTTCCCTCTTGGCTTAGAGGTCTTAACACATATTTATCGAGGACAATTACCACAAAAATATCATTTAAACATGGCTGGTAGTGGAGTTGGAAAAACAAGGATAAAAATGTTAGAAGCTGTCAATAACGCTTGTGAATTTATGTGGGATACAATAAATAATAAATGGTTATATATAGGTGAAGCAAAACCTACACTATTCATCTCAACAGAGGTTACAAAGAAATCATTATTAACAATGATGTTAGCAATTGTTTCAGGAGTAGAAGAGTCTAAAATAAAAAGAAAAAAGTATAGTAAAGAAGAATTAAAAAGGGTAAAAAAAGCTAAAAGAATTTTCAAACAAGGCAAGTTATTTTTTGAGTATTCACCTGTTTTTACTATTGAGTCTATTGAAGCATGTGTAGAAAAAAATGTTTTAAATAATAAGTTAGAGCATTTATATTTTGACTATATGCACGTTACAAGCAGTGTAATGGCAAGTATCGCTAAGAAGACAGGTAATAAAGGATTAGGAACAGATAAAATACTTGAAGCATTTTCTGTTGAATTAAAAAATGCTACAAATAAATATTTCATAAACTTTGCAACATCTTGTCAGGTAAATAGAAATTCTCAAGGAGAAGATGGTAAGAACTTTGGAAGTGCTAGAGGAGCGTACTCTTTACCAGATAAATTCGATAATGTTATGTTTAGTACAACCCCTACTAAAGCAGAACTTAAAAAATTTACAGATTTAGAGTTACCGAATTTAAGTGGGGAATTTAGTCCTTTTGGAAAACCTAATTTCTGTATCACAATATTGAAAAACAGAGATGGGGAAGATAATGAAATCACATTATGGTTCAATTTAAATAGGGGTAATATGAGATTCCACTATATAAATGCAACAGATAAAGATATAACTACAGGATATGATTTAAAAATAGATAAATACGCTTACGAAAAAGAAGAGTCTGATAATATAGAAATGTTGGAGTTTTTAGAAGCGAGCTAAGAGAGGGTGAATATAAAAAATGGCACAATTGACCTTAAAAGAAATTAAAGAACAACTAAGTGATAGCGAGATAATAAGATTACTTAAATCACTAGGAGCCAAGAGAATGACACAAAATACTGATCCAAATGCAATCATTTTTTCTACAGTATGTCATCACACATTAGAGAAAAAAAGAAAATTTAAACTATACTATTATAAAAATTCACGTCTATTTTATTGTTACAGTAGGTGTGGATTAATAGGTGATGTATATGAGTTAGTTGGTCATGTGTTGGATTTAGATAGGTCAAGTGCAATAAAATATGCTTTAAAATTTTTTAATATTCGTATATCTCTTGGTTCTTTCACAGAAGAAGATTTAAATTTTGATTTTGGTTTTGATAAGAAAGATGATGAAGAATTAATTTGTCACTCCGTAAAACTTGAAGATATGGAAGTTGAACACTTAGAGCCAATACAAAGACAAAATATTATGAGAACTTTTATTACGCACTATTGTGCAGAATGGCTGAACGATGGGATTTCTAAAGAGTCAATGGATAAATTTAATATCAAATTTTCTTTAGAAAATACAGGAATAGTTATTCCACATTATAGTATTGATAATAAGATTATTGGAATTAGGATAAGAAATCTAAACAAAGATTCAGTTGAAAACTTTGGTAAATACACACCTTTAAGAATATATAACAAAATGTATAATCACAAGTTAGGTCAAAATCTTTATGGTTTAAGTCATAACAAGGAAGCAATTCAAAAGTTTAAAAAGGTTATTATATTTGAAGGAGAAAAGTCTGTCTTATTAATGGACACCTTTTTCGGTGACAATTCTATTGCAGTGGCTATTTGTGGAGCCAATATGAGTAGGATTCAAATGAAAATGTTAATAGACTTGGGTGTAGAAGAAGTTATCTTTGCTTTAGATAAACAATATGAAAATAAAGAACAAGAAGAAAAATGGAGTAACAAGGTAAATAGATTTGCTCAACCTCTTATTGAATATGGGGTCAAGGTATCTAAAATATGGGATGACTTAGAAGATGGTTTGCTAGATTATAAAGATTCTCCTTTAGATAAAGATAAAGATGTTTACAATACATTAGTTAAAAATAGAGTAAGTTTAAATTTGAGGGAGGAAACAACTAATAATGTTTAATTATAAAATAAAAGGGGCAACAAAAGGTGATATATACGGAATAGTACTGGAAAATAGATTTCTTACTGAAAAACAAGCAGAAGATTTAATTAATCCAGAAAAAGAAGGTGTTAAAGAGCATGATCCTTTCTTATTTAAAAATATGAAAATGGGGGTTTTACAGCTACGAGAATCAATAAGATTTAAAAAGAAAATTGGAATAGTTGTAGACCCTGATGTTGACGGTTATAGTGCTACAGCAATGTTGCATGACTTTATTATCAATAAAATAGGTTATAAAAATTGTGAGGTTCTTTTTCATAAAAAGAATGTTAAATCACATGGTGTTGACACAGATGTAGTAAATCAAACAATCAAAAATCAAATAGATTTTTTAATATTGCCAGATGCAGGTTCTTCAGAAAGTGATTTTAAAGAAATGCAAAAGTTATTTAAAAAAGGGATAAAAGTATTAGTAATAGATCATCATGGTGTAGAGTATGACTATGATATTACCAAGGGTGAAGATATAACAATGATAAATTATAATCAAAAAGGTTGTGAATACCCTAATAAATATTTAAGTGGTTGTGCAGTTACATATAAATTCATAACTGCTTGTAGTAGTTTATTATCAATACCATATAGAAATAATGAGTATATTGATTTAGTTGCATTAACTTTAGTATCAGATATGATGAATTTACGAGATAGCTTAGAAAATAGATTATTATTAAAAATTGGTTCAGATAAAAAGAATATACAAAACTTATTTATTAATTCTTTTATAGAAGAGAAAAAATTAGTAGGGGATAAACTTTCATTTGTTGATTATGCTTTTAATATCGCACCTTTAATTAATGGAACAATAAGGACAGGAAGTCAAAAAGATAAAGAAATGTTATTTAAAGCATTTTTTGAAGATGTTCAAGTAGAGTCAGGGAAAAGGGGTTGCAAAGGGCAATTAGCACCTATTCAGACAGAGATAATTAGAATTATGGGAAATAACAAAAATAGACAAGATAAAAAAATAAAAGATGTAAAACCAAATATCACAGAAATAGTAAAAAAAGATGATAATAAAGTTGTCTTTATAGATATAGGGGATATGGTTGATAGTAGTATGACAGGAGTTTTAGCTAACAAAGTATTATATGACACTGTCAAAAGACCTTTATTTCTATATAGAGAAAAAGCAGGAGAAGAATGTACTGTGGGTGGTAGTGCGAGAGGATACAAAGTTGACTCATTAAAAGATTTATGTAAAGAAACAGGATTATTTAATTTTGTAAGCGGACATGATAATGCACATGGATTTGAAATGCCTAAAGATAATATAGAAGAAGCTATTAAAGCATTAAACGAAAAACTTAAAGATATAGATTTCACAGATTTTTTAGAAGTTGATAGAGTATATGAAAAAGCTGTTAATTACAATGATGTCAAGAAGATAGCAGATAAATCAGATTTATTCTGTAAAGAAATTCCAGAGCCTATTTTCCTTGTTAAAAATGTAAAGCTACATACTAATGATATAAGACCTATTAATAATTGTACATATGGTTTTAAAATAGGAGATGTATCTTTTACTAAAAATTTCGGCTCTAAGGTTTGGTATCAAAGTGCCACTTTATTAGATCAATTAGATTTTGGTGGGGATATTGTTGCTGATATAGAAGTAAAATTCAGAAAAAATACAAAAGGGTTTTATTATTGTGAAATAGGAGAAATGCACTCTAGAATAGATTTAAAAGAGGATGAAATAGATTTCTAGTTAACAAAGATTGAGCAAACAGGTAAATAAAAATAGAGGTGTAAAATGGCAAAAAACAAATATTATGCAATAAAAAAGGGGAAAGAAACAGGAATTTTTAATCTTGCATGGGGAGATATTCTCCCTTTAGTGCAAGGTGTTTCTGGAGCAGTTTATAAAGGATTTCCTAAAAAAGAAGAAGCAGAAAATTGGTTTAATGAAACAGATAATAATACAAAGAAAATAGAAGCAGATGAAAATACTCTTATTGCTTATGTTGATGGTAGTTCTAGTATGCAAAAAGAGCATTATGGCTGTGGCGTAGTATTAATTTTTCCAGATGAGAAAACAGAAGAAATTTATTACTCAGGTAAACAAGATGGAGCTAAAGAGATGAAAAATGTTGCTGGGGAATTAAGCTCTGCTATGACAGCAATGAAAGAAGCAAGGGTAAGAGGTTTTTCCAATTTAATATTATGTCATGACTATGAAGGTATTGCTAAATATTGTACTAAAGAATGGAAAGCACGTAAAGAAATGACACAACGTTATGTTGAATGGTATGAAATTAATATTAAACCCTATGTGACAGTAGAGTTTAAAAAAGTAAAAGGACATTCAGGTGATGTTTTTAATGATTTAGCTGATAGTTTAGCTAAAAAAGCAATGGAGAGCTAAGAAAGAGGTGATTTTTATTAATAATAGAGAAAAAAAAGATGATAACCTATTAGCATTTATTATAGGATTTGTAACTACAATATTCTTCTTTTCAGCATTCGCAATAACTTTTAGTATTATTCATTTCATATTTAAAACAATTATTGGATTTAATACAATTTTAGGAACTTTAGGTATCTTAGGATTACTTGGAGGGGTGTTGTTTTTAGAAGTCCATAAATCTAACTAGGTAGTAAAAAGGAGATGGGTGATTTAATGACATATTATAATGTACTAAGTGATAGTTCAGTCATGCAGTTTTTTAGTGTACATAATCATGATGAGTTTTCAAATCTGAGAATGAAGGACTCAATTAATAAAATTGAAGATATGATGGATTACGCTTATGAATTGGGGTATAAAGGATTTGCAATAACTAATCATGAATGTATTTCGAGTGCAGTTAGAGGTATTAAACATTATTATGATAAGTATTCAGATACAGACTTTAAATTTGCATTAGGAAACGAAATATATTTAATTCCTAATAGTGTAGATTATTATAAGGAGAATGGTGGCAAATATTATCACTTTATACTTGTGGCAAAAAATGAAAAGGGGTGGAGACAATTAAGAGAGTTGTCTACTCAAGCATGGAAAAACTATTTTGTTAAAAGTGTAGAGAGAGTACCAATTGAAATGGAGCAAGTAAAAGAAATAATAGGTAATGAAAAGGGGAATTTGATAGCTTCTAGTGCTTGTTTAGGAAGTATGTTTTCACAACTAGTACTATCTTGGATAGAGACAGAAGACAATAGTTATAAAATGAAAATACACAATTTTATTAACTGGTGTATAGATGTCTTTGGGAAAGATGATTTTTACATAGAGTTAGCTCCTTCATTGGACGAAGAACAAATATTATACAATAAGGTAGCTATTAAAATAGCAAATGCCTATGGATTAAAATATATATTAGCTACAGATTCACATTATCTTAAAAAAGAGGATAGGTTTATACATTCAGGGTTTATTAATTCAGCTAGTGATAAAAGTGACAATGAAAGAGATAGTTTCTACCTATATTCATATATGCAAAGTATTAAGGAGATTGTAGAATATGCTAGTGCAAGCATGTCAAATCAAGAAATAGAAATAGCATTACATAATACTATGAGTATATATGAAAAAGTAGAAATGTATGATATAAGACGACCAGTACATATTCCACAAGTAGAAATACCTGATTTTGAATTACAACATCTATTTAATGGTTATGGTTGCTATTCACAGTATCCATTCATTAAACAATATGCTTATTCAGAACATGAACAAGATAGGTATCATCTAAGTT